AGTCAGGGTAGATAGAGATACGCAAGTCGTTATATGCTTTCGGATTGCGCTCAACAATGCCGACAAGGTTCTTAAATACGTTCATCATGTGTTTAAGTGGCTTAAACAGATAAATCCACATGAGTTGGCAATATTGCAATTCAGGAGTGAAGAGTATCTTGATTGTTGTTGAGCTGTCAGCACCTGACTTTAATATTTCAGGGTCAATAAACACTAATTGCATGGAGTTCTTAATATCCTCCCATTTGATATTAAGGTTGAGCTGTGCAATGTTACTTGCGTCAGGTGGAGCAATGAAGTGCGCATCGGCGTTCTTAATGCTGTCAGAAGTACCTTTTACTCCATACGTTCTACGACCAAACTTGCCTCTTGGTGGCAGAGATACAATTTTTTCAGCTTTTACGAAGAAATCTGAAAAAGCATTCTCTTTATATTCCTCGGCAACCATTGATGTTGCGCGTTCATACGATTCTATGTTGAGTTGAGAGCTTCCGCTACGTAAGTCAGGTACACGGAAGTAAGTGCATGGGTTAACACCGTCAGGTGTCTGCGTTTCCTCGTCAGAGATACAGATAAAACCGTCTTCGGATATAGAACCCTTTTGTGAGCCTGCAACGCGGTTAAACCATTTGCTTATCTTTTGTTTCCAATCTTCATCGGAATTATTATAAGCTATCCATGTTTGTACTCGCTTGGTTGAGAAAACGTCAACGGCAACTTTGTTTTTAATGCTATATTTACGGTAGTAAACAGGGTTTCTATCCTCGTCTATATCAGTAAATATCATATCGCCTTTAAGGAATGAAAACACGGTATATTCAATATCCTTTTTGTTGTTGGTGGTATATTGGTATATAAGCGCATCGCAAGTGTAAGCAATGGATTGGCACACTTCCATGAACGCGGTAGTGTTAATGCCGACAATATCTTTCCAAGAGCAAAGATTGTCGAAAATATCGCGGTTATCTTTTTGTTCGCTTGCCACACCGAACCCTTTGCCCGCCATGTGTGACGTGAAGTTGTTTGCACCGCGTTTTTGCACACCGGTAGTCGTTACTTCAACATCGTCATAGTGGTCTATCATCCAACGTTTCTTTGTTGGGTCTTTGGGGTCCGTCTTTAACTCGTGTACGGGACAAGAGGATTGGAAATCGCCCATTTGTTCGTGAGCCGATTGCTCAATCTCCGCAATGAAATCTTCGTAAGTCAGATAGATTTCATCAGGCTTTGCCGAACCTGACGGATAATAGTAATAATTTGTGTTTTCGTTTTTCGGTTTACGAACCGTCTTTGAGCCTCCCGTCACCTTTCGTACCCAGAATGGCTTCTTTAAATGTTCTGAAATGTTCATGTGATTAAATATTTATGTTATTGAAAGAAAGATGTGTCGTAATCCTCGGAAAAGAGAGCGTCATACGCATCGTCAGCAATCTCGGCTTGCGGTTGCTTCTTTGGGCGCGCGTCAAGCTCAAAGACCGCTCTAAGAGAGATAGCGTCTATCAAGTCAGGCGAAGAATGAAACTTAGCCTTGTATTCGTCTTTCGAGCGGTAGTAAATCTTCTTGTTACGTGAGAGTGAAGTAAAGACGTGTATTTCATCGCAGAGGACATCGAACAGCTTACGAGTACTTCCGTTCTTGCCATACGGTATGATTGTATCTTTGTCAAGACCGATAGATATTTCGCCTTTCTCAAAGAGTACTTTTGTCTTACCTAATAGTTGAGAGCGCAGATTGAAGTATTGTTCAATCAGGATAGGATTGCCATTCTCGTCAAGTTCCTGAATAGCCTTTTTGTTGGCAGTGACCGGCATACCTGACGTATATGCTTTCAGGTAGTAACCTATACCCGTTGCGTCAAAAGCAAAATGTTCAATCGGAACGTTGTATTCTGTCAAAATGTTATCAATCCAACGAACAAGTTCCTTTGGGTTTCCTCGGAAGAACTTAATGTTAACAATACGTAAGCCGCGCCAAATAATCATAGGGCAGTCATCACTTTCAGACGAACCGCCCGACACATCCATTGTGGCGTACATATTTTCGTCATTATCTATCGGATTAGTCCACAAGTTGTGCAGCATTTGTCGCGTTACGCCAAGCTCTTCGTGTTCGGTGGGACCAAAGTATGCTTCGCCAACTACGGCGCGTTGCGTCTTACCGACAGCATGAAGATTGGCTACGGATTGACCTCCCGTTGCGCGAACAAGCTCACGGTTATCGGCAGCCGTACCGGTGAACACCGTAAAGGACTTGACGTAATCCAAGCACGTTATACCCGCCTTGACATCTTCGGGTTTATCTTGCAGTCCGGCAGCCTTAGCAACTTCCTCGCGTGTGTTTCCCCATATTATTTCAGAGGGGTTATCTCCTTTGTTGTAGAAGTATCTTACCTGCCCTATCATTTCAGGCTTCAGCAGCCATGTATCAGTATCAACATAACCCGCGTCAACAAGCATGGTAGTAGTCCAATGTTCGTGCAGAGGGTTGAAAGATAGAATCATTTGCGGAATCATGCCTGACGCATCACGGTTACGCATGAACCAAAAAGTAAACATCTTAAACTCTTTCATTTCGGTAGCCTCGTCTACCATGATAAGGGCGGCTTGTTGCTTTTTGGCATAGTCCATAAACTCTTCCCATTCTTTGGGATTTGTAACATTAAAGTTAGAGTGAATGAGCTGTAAGTTTGAGTTGTATTCAGTCCATGCAAACGTTGGTATTTCAGACGAGCTATATTCGCAATTAGCGAAGTTACCGCAGACCGTCACACCGTCACGGAAGATAGATGAACCTTTCTTACTATCAAGTGCGCGGACAGAGATAAGGCGAGCCGTAAAGCCGTACTTCTCCATACCACCAAGTGCTTTGAAGTACATGGAAAAAGTGTTGTGTGTGACTATATAGTTGTCTGTTATATATAAGTGGTCAGGGTTGGAAACAAGAATGCAACGGCATTGTTTGCGAGCAACTTTTTCTATATGTTTGACTTCCGAAAATAGCAACTTGTCAACGTCAGGGTGTCTGAATGGAACTTTGATTTTGCAACCAAGTTTTATTAAGTTTAAAATTTGACTTGTAGATACAGTGACCGTTCCAAAATCATTAAAATTTATAGTCCATAAATGCTCTATATCGCATTCTGTTTTTCTGCCGTTTTTTAGTTGTAATTCATATACATCTCTTAAACCTTGCTCAAATATTTTCAGCACGGTTTGAGGTTTACCGTCAGAACCGCAGATAACATCGCCAACTTGCAAAGAACCCATTTCCACAAAACCGTTGGGAGTAAGCACATGAGCATCATACGGCTGTGCTTTCCCGGCGGTACCTTGACCGCACATGAAGATAAGGTTGCAATCGCTTGCGCAGACATCTTCTTGAAGTCCCGGTTGCGGAGCGAAGTCAATATCCTTGCGCAGAGAGAAGTCCCCGAAAGTTACCGAGCCGTCTTTTTGCGCGACAGGTAGCTTGCGCACCACCTTTGGGTAGCGTTGCGGAAGTGCTATTTTATCATTTAAAAGAATAAGTCCCATGAACGTAAAAACACTTATTAACATTCATGGCTCAAAGGCTCTAAAATATTAAATTACACAAAATTACAAAAAAACTTTGAAGTAATACTTTAAATTATTATATTTGCAGCGATGAATAGATTTATATATTGTTCAGAGTGTAAGAAATCAGGGCGCAAGCCTAAGATGTTGGGTTTAGCGGAAGATATGGAGGGGAGCATCCGATTGTGGTGTAAGTCTTGCCATAAAGAGATTCGCGTAACAATACATGGAGGCAATATAGAAACAAAGGCGATAGATTAAGGGAATAAATAAAAGAGCCGAATGAGCCGATTGACACAGATAGTGTTGGTCGGCTTTTTAGGTAGAACTTAATATAAACGGTTTAGTATGAAACAAAAGATTAAGGAAGCGCTGCAACAAGGGTACAAAAACTTGGGGATTAGCGAAAAGGCGTTTGAGGGGGTCGCCGCTTTCGGAACAACTTTCATCAAAGATGAGGCAGAGATTGAGAACTTTGTAAAGGGGGCTGAACCAATGCTGAAAGCGTTTCAGGGTGATGCAGACAAGTTAAGAGGCGATTATTCAAAGCAAATCAAAGACTTGGAGGCGCAACTTGCAAACAAAAAAGAACCCGCAGAGCCAAAAGACGAGCCAAACAAAGGTGGAAACAATGAGCCTGATAGTAAGCCATTAGATGAGCTTATTTCGGCAGCAGTGTTAAAAGCGGTCACACCATTGACGGAGAAATTGAATGCGTATGAAGCTGAAAGAAATTCCGAATCGGTGGTAAGAACAGTGCAAGGTAAGATTGAAACAGACTACGTAAATTCGTATAAGAAGTTCAAGGCTTATGCTTGGAAACACACACTGAAATCTTACGAGAAAGGAGGCAAGAAAGCGACAGCCGAGGAATTAGAAAAAGACTTCTTTGATTTATTCAATGACTTAGTAACTGACAAAGGTGGTGAGATAGGCAAGCCGATTGACAATGAGGGTGATGCAGACAAAGAGCCTGATTTAGATGCGACAATTAAGATGTTGCGCGATTCAGGTAAATTGCCAAAAGAGAGTGAAAAGTAAAGTTTAACGAAAAGAGAAAGAATTATGGTACATGGAAATTCTTTTGCTAATTCCCGTTCAGAAGTTGCAGTAGGTCGCGTGCCGGTGTTCGGTGGCGATGTACGTTTTTATCCGTCGGGAGCTTATGTACCGGTAGAC